GCAACGTCAACGCCTGCGATGTATTGCTTACCTTCCTCATACTCTTTTGGCTCTAAGACTGCCGCCTCTTGCACCCGCCTGAACACGCCACCGGCATCGTCAATGAATTCTGCCAAGTATTCCTGCCTGAATATCATCTCAGGCAAATCCCGCTTAGCCGCCTCAATTTCTTCCTTAGCGATAAACGGATTACTGGAAGTCGGGAATTGCCACGACTGCCAACCTTCGTCACCTTGCAATCCGCGCTGATAGATTTCCCAAAACCAATTGCGCCCTTTAGGTGTGCTGATAAATAACGCCTTGCCCTGCCTGTCCGATAACGCCGGGCGGATAGCCTCCGTCCACGCCTCTTTCTGCATGAACGCGCATTCGTCCATCACCACGAAGTCCAGCCCCTCACCGCGCAATGAGTCGGGATTGTCCGCTGATCTAACAGCCACAAATCCGCCGCCTGGAAGCGTGACCATCCTATCCACCAGCCTGACCTCTGCATTCGGTATTTTGCGCGCAATTTGCCGCAATGGTCGCCAACCAACCTCGCTCGTCTTGTAACTCGGACTTACCCACCACGCGCGCCCGCCTTTGCTCGCCGCGTCCAAACACTCGTTGACCCCCAGCCGCGTCTTGCCCCATCGCCGTCCAGCCGATAGCACTTTGAAACGCGCATCGCTGTTATGGACTTCGAGTTGCCCTGGATGCGGTTGCACGTCAATCGTTGTTCTCATCATCCCACTTGACCAACACCGCTCCCCCGTCCGCCCCCGTCACCTCTTGCCGCTCAACGTACCCGCGCGACTTGCCCTGCGTCTTCAGGAAGAAAATCATCGCAGTCGTGTCACCATCCAGCGCCTTTGAGTAAAGTTTTGACTCCACGTTGTCGATCATCTTCTCACGGGCTTCGTCCAGTTTTGCCTTCACGGTTGGGTGCTTCTTCATAAAGTTGTAGACGGTTGTTCGGTCAACGTTGAGAGTACGTGCAACCATTGAGACGTTGCCCATAAGTTCGTCAATTAGCGCGTTTACCTTTTCAACCGTCAATTTAGCCATTTTTTATAGTGTTGAATCTGTTGCAATTGGTCTGTCTGGCACAATGTAAATAAGCGGAATGCTTATCACAGTTATGACGGATTTCAGCAGAATTTGCCCTAACACGACCGAAATTAAAGCCGCAAATGGCATTGTTCCTGCAAACGCAACCAAGACAAATATTAGTGAGTCAATCGGTAAACTAACCGCGTTCGATCCAAGTACGCGCTTCCAGGGTGCTAAGTGTTTGATGCGGTGATAGATTTCCGTGTCAATCAATTCGCTAACCATCTCAGCCAGAATTGACGCGCCAACAACACGTGGCACAACTCCGAGTATCAGGTTATAGGCTTCCTGATTTCCCCAAAACGGAGCGGGCTTCAATGCTACCGTCAGCATAAAATACGCAGCCATCAGCACGTTCACAACCCCAGCAGTCAAGACCATAAACACCGCCTGTTGCTTCCCCAGTTGCTTGTGGACTACATCGCGCAAAGTGAATGTCAGCGCATAAATAAACACTGCAGCCGGAACGTAGATGCCGAATAAATCAACCATCTTTGAAGCGGTTACATCCGCAATAATCTGGCAAAGTAGATAACCTGCGGTCAATACGATTATTAAATTGGTTTTTTTCATGGTTTCCTCATATCTAATTGGTTTTGTAAGTAATTGACGGCACGCCTGGCATCGCCAAATTCATGCTGTGCATCTGCAAGATGCACCTTGATTCCCTTATCAGCATCGCATTAGCATCTGCAAGGTGAACCCGTAGACCTACGGGTTCACTATCACGTTTCGGTATATGTATTTCACCCCATCTATTCCGAAGCCATTGCTCAGCCTTCATGTAAGACAGCGCACTAACCGCGCTAATCTTCGCACGGTCATTCCTGGAGCGGTCAACAAAATCGAGCGGGTCAAATCCAAGACTGCGAAACAACTTTGAAGCCTTGCCACACGAAGTAGGATCGCCGAGTTTCGCAGTGACAAACTTGCCCTTATTTTCGTCAAATAACGGAACTTGCCCAAACCTGAATCCAGCACCCCAGCTTGAACTGTCCACACTATACCAGGGTAAGTTTTTTATCACTTCCCAAGACGTTGCGCCAAACCCGTGAAATACAGATTTGTCGCCAGCCAATTTGAACGCTTTGATAATCCAGGGCATTATTTTCTTGGTGTACCGCATATAGGGAACCATGCCACCTAAAGCAATGTAAGGATATTGTTCTATGTAACTTTCAAGCTGCACCCAATCCTCGTTGACGTGAAACACCGGAATAGGCTCAACACCTAAATCTTCTAATCGGTGCTGATTGTCTAACGTCGCGCCTGCGTCACCAATCACATCTAAATTTGCGTAAGTGTTGAAAAGGTGCTTATATCGTTTTATCCAAGCAGCATACTCATTCACATCAATTTGAGCACCCTGAGTCATTGCAGAGAATCCGCCGCTGTCTGCAAACACATCCGGATAAGGTGGAGTGAAATACTTCTCGAATAGAGCATCAAGTTCGGTATCCTTGTAATACCAGTAGGATAAAAGAATGCGCAACTTCATACCGTTAGGGTCTGCCCCCCCCGTTTTGCGTAAGAAAGGTGAAGTGGCATCGCATCGACAATATGAATCTTCATAACTCTCTTGACACAAGCGCATCAAACTTTTCCGCTTCATCATCGCCAGGCAGTGAATCCATAACTGCCTTGAATTTCGTCATTGTTTCTGGAGATACCTGCACCCTAACCACTGGCCAGAAATCCCTCTCGCTTGTTTCGCCATATTTATCGCCAAGTTCGTCAAGCGATGGCAAGTCAAACATCCCTTCATGTTCCGCAATCTCACTTATCATCGCCTGCACGCGCTCATCATCGCTCTGTACCGCGCGCATCAACTCGTCCAGCTTCGCCTTGTCGCTTGCCGCCATTGCCGCAATAGGGTCAAGGCTCAACAACGCCTGCGCTTCTTCGGCTTCGTCCAGGTCAACGTACTCCACCGGCAACTTATCCACCCCAGAACGCGCGGCAAGTGTGACGCGCAAGTGCCCGTCCACCACCCTGCCAGTCCGTTGGTTGACCGTGACCGAGCGGATGAAGCCGATGTCATCAATTGCACCGGCTAATGCCTGCTGCTGGTTATCAGGATGCAGACGGAAGTTGAGCGGGTTCGCCAGAAGTTGGTCAACCTGCTCTTCGCCGTGTCCGATAATCCGATTGTTCAGCGGCTTATTCAGTTTCGCTATTATCTTTCCCAGATCACCCTCGTCTTCTCGCACATTCGCGCGTAAGTCCACAGGCATTCGCGCCCGCCGATAAAGTCCATCCGAAAAATTATCAATGCACCTCCGTATCAACCGCTCTAACAGAATTGACTTCTGCAAAAAGCGGGCAGTAAACTACTGGCGGCTCTTATCCCCAGCAAGGCGGCAATAATGCGGGCTTGCTGTGGTTATTTCTTTGTATCCTCAACCATACCACATTCCGGGTCTATTTTCAAGTTTTTGAGCCAATTCTCGTACCAGGTACAATACATTTTGAATATTCTGTACAGAATTGCAGCCAGGTCGCGACTGGTCATCCAATTCCCAACACCCTGCTGATTAATTCCAGCGCGGTTCCAGCCTCAACCATGCGCCGGTCGAATACGAACGTCCGCCAACCCGCCAACATCGCAAGGTTGCTTTTCTCATAGTCCCGCGCAATTCCCGGGCCGGTGCTGTGCCCCATGTGCGCATAAGTGCCTCCGTTTATTTCCACCAGCACGCGCTTATCCGGCCACGCGAAGTCCCAGCGATAACGGCGTCCAGGTATCGCCATGAACTCACGCACAGGCTCCGGCAGCCCCTCCAGCTTCACCTGCAGCGCAAACATCTCCTCAAGCGCGTTCATAACCGCTCACTCCTACACATGCACAGCTTCCAGCCCAGCTGACGGCAGCGCGCGTAGGCCCGTCTCCGGCAAATCCCGCGCGTCAGTCCGCGCACCTCAAAAGTCTGTCCGTTCATCAAGTTCCAAACCCTGTAGCGCATCACTTCACCTCCGGCGGCTCTGGCAACCCTGCCGCTCTCACATGCAGCGCGAACAAGTCCTCAAGGTCGCTCATAGCCAGCACGTCCCTGAGCACTCGTCAATCCAGTTTATTTGCCCGCGTTCTTCCGGAGTAGATAAATCTAAGTCAGTAAGCGGAACACGCGCACTGCATAAATAATTAGTCATGCCGTTGTTGCTCACGTGCCTGATTTCTTCGTCAACCCGAACAGCCTCCTGCCAGTCCTCATCCACCGCTTTTGTTTGTCGCCAGTTATTCAACCCATGATAAGGACAGAACACACAAGCGGATTTAGGCGGCACTTCAAGCCCGTTATTTTCAAGCCATGTAACACAAGCGGCGCGGGTAATTCGTTTTTCTACCAGCGGAAAACGGTTGGTAACATATTGCACGCCTGATTTGTTTGCCCTTTGAATTTCGTCAAGACTAATCCCAATCCATTGCTCAACCGGCTTACCACCTGACAATTTTCTAATCATTCTGCGAACTGGCACGATTTTCCAGTTCGTTGTGCATTGCCGCTTCCCAATTCCACCAGAATTATTAAAAGCGGGAATTTGGGTGTGGTTGTATTTCCTGTCAATAACTTCCGTGTCGTCCGCCCTCACCGTGATTACATTGACTCCTCGCGCCTCCAACCACGGTGTCCACTTTGCCGCGAATTTGTAAGTCAGAACGCTATCATGCGTAGTGTCTGCGTGAATTGCCGCGTCAATCGGCTCTAACTCACCAAGCGCGGACATTGCCGCCAACGTAAAAGATTGAACACCCCAACCTAACGACAGAATTTTCATACCCGTTCGCTCCTGCAATCATCGTTCTCAACACGCCAAGTCATCATTCCTTCACCTCCGGCGGCTCTGGCAGCGGCATCCAATGGGTGTATTGAGCAAATATTGGCAACAAAACATCATCATGTATCCAGTTATGAACGCGGTTGTTTTTGTCCAAGACGATACATTCTTGAAATTTTTCGGGTAGTCTGCCTGACGCGATAGGTATCCACTTACCCACATCGTCTTTATAATAATCAGGATTAGTATTTTCAATGGATGAGGGTGTTTTAATATCTGTTAAAACATCCTGTGTCATTGAAACATCAGGTAGAGTACAGTTGCGTGACACAATATATTTAGCGAAATTCATTTGATACTCCTTGATGAAGGCTCTAATCCTTCTGATATAACTGTTATTCCAATATCAGGAAAGGTGGCCGGAAGACGGCGAAATTTAATTAATTCAAACAGAATATAATATTCTTGCGTTGGCTTATAAACTGTGACTGTTCTTCCGTTTTTCATGTTTTTGTCATGAATAATATATGTAATAAAAGGCATCATTGTTTTGCATCCTTCCCGTTCACAAGATATTTTATGCGCACCATTTTAATTTTGGCTTTGGTGACACGGTTCTTGCACGTATACCTTTGAATAACCTCATAACTTGCGCCTATTCCTAA